GTCGCCGACATCAACGTTTCAACTTACTACACACAGACAATCTAAGGAGTAAAAATGCCAACAACAGTAATAACTGGGCGCGACGTCACCTTTACTATTGGTGGCAATAATTACGACGCCCAAGCAACAAGCGCAGTTTTGTCAAACAGCCCAACCATTGAAACCTATCAAACACTTGACGGCAAGGTTTACAAGCACATTGACGATCAGTTCACATTTGACGTCGAAATGCTTGCAGACTGGGGCGCAACAGGTTCACTTTGCGAAGGTTTGTGGAATGCAACAGAGTCAGCACCAAACACAGGTATCAGCACAGTCATGACAGCTGCAAGCGGTGCAACATTTACATTTCAGATTTTGCCAGCATTTCCAAGCGTGGGAGGCAGCGCACCTGACGCACAGACAGTATCGTTATCATTCACAGTAATTGGCACACCAGCCGAAAACTTCGCTTAAAAAATAATCGGGAGGAAACATGAAGTTACCAATCACAATTGAATACAACGACGGCACGCAGATCACTTACACAGCTGCGCCGCCTGAGTGGGTTAAATGGGAAAAGCACACAGGCAACACCATTGCACAAGCGCAAGAAAAGATCGGCATTTCCGATCTAGTCTTTTTGGCCTATAACGCCATGAAGCGCGAAGCTGCTGGCAAGCCAGTAAAGCCAATCGACATTTGGACTGAAACAATTTCCGAAGTGATCGTTGGTGAAGCAAACCCAAAAGTTACCCAGTCGGAAGCCTAAGTCGAATTGTTTGGGAGGTAGCCCTGGCCACGGGGCTACCACCAAACGTATTTGAAACCGCCGAAGACATTTTGACGGTCATTGAGATTTTAGAAAGGCGAGCAAATGGCTAAAGACGCGATCAGCTACGACAAAGCTGAGTTGCGCGCCATTGTGCGATCTTTTAAAGCAATGGACGACGAAGCATTGGATCAAGCCAAAAAAGCCACAAGCGAATTGGCAACCTACGTTCAAGGCAAAATTAAATCAGCTGCGTCAAGCCGTACGCGCAACCTGGTGGATAACCGCGTTGCTGACGGTTCAAAGGTTTCAAAGTCATCAAAGATCGGCGAAATTTCATTTGGTTTTGCTGGTCAAAAGTTGAGCGGCGGGGGCACAACTCAACAACTTTGGGGCGGCTATGAATTTGGTTCAAATAAGTTCAAGCAATTTCCAGTTTGGTCAGGTCGTGAAGGTCGCGGGTCACGCGGCTGGTTCATCTATCCAACACTTCGAAGCGCACAACCTGAAATTGTAAAAAAATGGGAAGAATCATTTTCAAAGATCGTTAAGGAGTACAAGTAATGGCTGGCAGTCGTACCCTTAAACTTTCCATTCTTGGCGACGTTGACAATCTCAACAAATCGCTTAAAACCGCCACAAAGGACGTTGAAACTTTTGGCGACAAAATGGGCAAGGTTGGCAAAGTTGTTGGCGCAGCTTTTGCAGCTGCCGCCGCTGCCGCTGGTGCTTATGCAGTCAAAATCGGCGTTGAAGGCGTAAAAGCCGCCATTGAAGATGAAAAGGCACAGACACAGCTTGCACTGGCCTTAGAAAACGCCACAGGGGCTACAAAGGCGCAAATTGCGGCAACCGAAGATTCAATTCTGCAAATGTCATTGGCAACTGGTGTTGCTGACGATCAGCTGCGACCAGCATTGGGCAGACTGGTCAGATCGACGGGCGATACAGAAAAAGCACAGCAATTACTTGCACAAGCTTTAGACATAAGCGCGGCGACGGGCAAACCTTTAGAAACCGTCGCAGCTGCATTGAGCAAAGGTTTTGACGGTAACACGGCAGCACTTGGCAAATTGGGCATTGGATTATCGGCAGCTGAATTAAAGACAATGAAGTTCACTGATGTTCAGGATAAGCTCACGGAATTGTTTGGCGGCGCAGCTGCACGAAATGCTGAAACTTATTCAGGTCGCATAGCCCGTTTGCAAGTCGCATTTGATGAAGCCAAAGAAACAATTGGTTTTGCGTTATTGCCAATTATTGAAAAGCTCGTAGGTTTTATCAATGACAAGGCATTGCCAATTATCAATGCGTTTAGCGGTGCATTTAGCCTTAACGGAAATGGGCTTAGTGGTGTAATCAGTTCATTGGGCAATGTTATTGTGAATACATTTACGCCGATTATTAATGGTTTGCTTAAAGCGTTTGGTTATGTAAAAGACGCAATTGGTGACAATGCAAACACATTTAGGGAATTTGGTTCACTCATTGCAACCTATGTTGCACCAGTTATCGGCACAGTTTTAGGCGGTGCTTTACAGGTTGCAGGCAAGATCGCTGGCGGCGTCATTGACGTCATTGCTGGCGTTGTAAAGATTTTAAACGGATTGATTTCCGGGGCGGTTGCTGGAATTAATGCGTTAATTTCTGCCTATAACTCAATTCCATTTCTGCCGAACGTTGGTAAGATTTCAGCACCAAACGTCAGTGTGCCAAGCATTGCAACACCAAAAATTCCAAGTTCAACACCCACAATTCCGTCAATACCCGCACCGAGTTCAGGCGGTGGCGGCGGTGGCGGCAGTGGCGGCGGTGGTGTTGCAAAAGCGGCGAGCGTTGCTGCAAGCACAGCAATCAGCTCACAAGTCATTGGCGGTTCATTTGACGTAGGTTCATTCCGTAAGGGTGAAGAAAAAGATCGAGTTGGCACAACGATTAACCTGACCGTCACTGGTGCGTTTGATAAAGAGGGCACTGCCCGCACAATTGTGGAAACTTTGAATTCAAGCTACTACCGCGGCACAGGCGGTGCGGGCGCATTGGCAGCAATTTAGAATGACTCAGTGGACCCCAGTTTGGCTGGTTGAGATTGACGGCGTTTCATACACAAACGCTATTTTGGCTAACTTGACAATCAGATCAGGTCGCACAAACATTTATGAGCAAGCGCAAGCTGGCTACGTCAATTTACAGTTATTGGACGTTAATCAAGCCACAATTCCTGTCAGCATTAACAGCAGCATTTCAGTGCAAGTGCAAAACACCTCTAGCACGTACGTGCCGATTTTTGGTGGCACAGTCGTTGACATTGCCGTTGAGGTTCGAGACGTAGGCAGTTCAATGTTTACGCAAACATACAGCATCACAGCACTTGGCGCATTGGCTCGTTTGCCAAAGGCTTTAACAAATGGTGTTTTGGCAAGAGATTTTGACGGAGATCAAATTTGGGAGATTTTGTCAGATTTATTGCTTAACACCTGGGCGGAAGTCCCAGCCGCTGAAACTTGGGCAAATTATGACCCAACAACCACATGGGCAACCGCCGAAAATGTTGGTTTGGGTGAGATCGATCGACCTGGTCAATATGATTTAGCTGCGCGATTACCTGATCGAACAGACGTTTATTCTTTAGTTTCAAAGCTTGCTACGTCAGGTCTTGGCTACATTTATGAAGATGCTTTTGGACGTATTTCTTATGCTGACGCGATTCACCGTAGCCAGTATTTATCAAACAATGGCTATGTTCAGTTAACGGCAAATCAAGCACGCGCAGCTGGTTTGCGGGTTGAAACCCGAGCAGGCGACGTGCGAAACAACATGACAATTCAATTTGGGGTTACTAGCAGCTTAGAACGGAGTGCTAGCGACGCCGATTCTATTTCGAAGTACGGCACACTTTCGCAGATTATTTCGACAACCTTACACGACGCAGCTGACGCAACCGCGCAGGCCAATTTTTATCTTGCGCTGCGCAAAACACCACAACCAATCTTTAGTGAAATTACATTCGACCTGACCAACCCTGAGTTGGACAACAGTGATCGTGACAACCTCATTGGCGTGTTTATGGGTGAGGCCGTATCAATCAACGATCTACCTGCAAACATGGGCGGCATTTTTCAAGGTTTTGTCGAGGGCTGGTCTTTCCAAGCTTCCTACAATCAGCTTTCAATAACTTTAAACATCTCGCCCGTGGCGTACTCATTGCAGGCATTGGAGTGGGGCGAAATCTCAAATACATTCACTTGGTCAAGCGTGTCGTCGACACTTGACTGGGCACGTGCAACAATTATCACCTAACGAGGAGACAACATGGCAAACCCTACTAATCCGTTTTCGTGGCAAATGCCCACAGCAAGTGACCTTGTCACCGATTTACCAGCTGACTTTGAAGTATTTGGACAAGCGGTAGCGACATCACTGCAAGATTTACTTGGTGGCACGACTGGTCAAGTTTTGGCTAAGGCAACTAACTCAGACATGGACTTTACATGGGTGACAACTGACGACGCAAACGCAATTCAAAACGCAATTGTTGATGCAAAAGGTGATCTCATTGCAGCGAGTGCAGCTGATACGCCTGCACGCTTAGCAGTCGGCGCAAACACCGCGCCGTTGGTTGCAGATAGCACCACGGCAACAGGTCTGCGCTGGGACAATGATGCTTGGATTGCATACACACCCGTCTGGACGGCAGCAACAACTAACCCAAGTTTAGGTAATGGAAGTTTAACGGGAACCTACAAACAACGCGGAAAGATAGTAGATGTACGAATTAATTTAACAACTGGTAGCACAACTACTTATGGATCAGGTACATACCGCATTACACTACCTGTCTCCGCTAAGAATAGCGAAGTAAACACAATCATTGGCAACGGCTATGTTGTAGATGCCTCGACAGGTTTCTATTTTCACATTGTAGGCGATACGGGCGATAGTTTAACACAGGTAGTTTTTAGAAGTTTTGTTTCGATCGCCGATAATGCTTACTTAGGCACAGTCACAAGTCTTGGACCAATGACCTTTAACACATCAGATCGCATTTTATTTGTAGGAAGTTATGAGGCTGCATAATGACAAATCCAACATTTTTAAACTTTAATGAAACATCAATTCCTGATGAATGGTATTTTGAGCGTTTACGTTTATGGCGAAACGCTGAATTGAAGGCAAGCGACTGGACACAATTGCCTGACGCAGTGTGCGACAAAGCAGCATGGGCAACTTATCGCGAAGCATTGCGCGACTTGCCAACACAATCAACAGACCCGTCAAAACTTCTTTTCCCAATTAAGCCATGACTTACCCACAAGGCACAAATGCACGACTAATCGAGGTTGCAGCTGCTGAGGTTGGTACGGTTGAGGAAGGCGACAACCTTACAAAGTACGGCAAATTTACAAAGGCAGACGGTTTGCCGTGGTGCGGTTCATTTGTGAATTGGTGTGCCGATCAAGCTGGTGTCAAGATTCATTCAGTCGTGTCAACTGCAATTGGCGCGCATAAATTTAAAGAAACAAACCGTTGGTCACATTTGCCAAGCCGAGGAGCGTTGGCATTTATGGACTTTCCACACGACGGCGTTGATCGTATTTCGCACATTGGCATTGTCATTAATTTTGAGCATGGCAGTGACGTTGTTACTTGCATTGAGGGCAATACGTCGGGCACTGGAGATCAGCGCAATGGCGGCATGGTTATGATTAAGCAACGATCTTTAAAACGTGACATTGTGGGTTTTGGGGTACCAAAATTTGTACCTTACAAAGGCGAATATCCAAAAATTGACTTGCCAACAAAAGAAGTCAAACCAAAAAAGGAGACAAAAAAATGGTTAAAGCCAAAGCAATAGCAGCTTCATGGGGACGCTCGTTTTTAGCTGCCGTTTTGACGCTTTACATGGCTGGCGTCACTGATCCAAAAACCCTGCTTATGGCAGGTATTGCAGCAATTGCACCAGTCGTTTTGCGCTATTTAAACCCAAATGACAAAAGTTTCGGAGTTACTGGGGAATGACGCCGACCGAATGGGCGGCGGTTATTACATGCTGCATTGGTGTAGTGGCCGCCGTCTATTCAGGCGTCAAGGTCATGATTCGATCCGTGCTTGCAGAATTTAGGCCAAACGGCGGATCAAGCTTAAAAGACCAGGTAAACCGCATTGAAGCGCGTTTAGACGTGTTGTATAACAAATTGATTGACTAGCCTTTACAATTATGCTATGACGCCAAAAAGGAAAAGCACAAAGCGTGTAAGCACTGTTAAGGAAAACGATTATACGCCGCTTGAAACTTACGCCATTGCTTTGAATGAGTATTACAAAGCATTGCGCAAAGCTGGTTTTTCCGTTGAATTGGCATTGGGCATTTTAAGCGATCACCATGCATACCCGGGCTGGTTGCTTCCAGAGCCAGTCGATCCAAACAAAATCGGGTCGACGGAATACGAAGACGACGACGAATGAAAAAAATAGTCGTTGTCAGTGATCTTCAAGTTCCCTTCGAAGACGTGCGGGCAACGCGTAATTTGGCCGCTTTTATTAAAGCTTTTAAAACCGACGAAGTTATTACAATCGGTGACGAAATTGATTTTAATACAATTTCAAAATGGTCACGTGGCCTAAGCGAAGAACACGAACCTACAATTGGCCGTGACCGTGATCGCTGCGTTGAATTATTGTGGGAATTGACGCGGCACGTGCCTGAAGCCAACATGGTGCGTTCAAATCACACCGACCGTTTGTTCAACTCAATTGCCAGCCGTTTGCCCGCGTTGCTGGGTGCGCCCGAATTGCGTTATGAAAATTTCATGAAGCTAGATGAATTAGGCATTAAATTTCACGTAAAGCCGTACGCAATTGAGGGCACAAATTGGATCGCAATTCATGGCGACGAACAGGGCACAACGCCAAATGCAGGTGCGTCGGCTTTGAGAGCTGCACGCCTGCATGGTAAATCTGTTGTGCAAGGTCACACGCACCGTTTGGGAATTTCAACTTTTACCGAATCCAGCGGCTACAAAATGGGACGCACATTATGGGGTATGGAGGTTGGAAATCTTATGCGTTTTTCAGCTGCAAAATACACAAAAGGGACAGCCAACTGGACACAAGGCTTTGGCATTTTACGTGTAGAAGGTTCAAAGGTCAGCCCTCAGATAGTCCCCATTGAACGCGACGGATCATTTATTGTTGACGGCAAGGTTTTTGGCTAGCGACACGCCGCACAACACGCGCAATGCTTGATTTTGTCAGGATCATGGTTCACCCTTATTGCAGGTGGTAATGGTTACCTCCTAGATTCGGGAGATCAAAAATGGTAGTTGACTTGCTTGA